AAGGTTGTCTATTTCACTTTTTAAAGTTTCATCTGCCTTACCATTAGCACTTTCTAGTGCTTGTCCAGTAGCTTTCTCAATCTTTTCATCAATGATGTTTCCTAATTGATCTAGCTGTTTTTTTACATTATCTTCCATTTTTTAGAAAATTATTTTAAATTATTCAACAAATATTTATAAACATCAAACTCTGATTTTTGTTCAACTGGCTCAGTAGTTTCCTCAACTGGCTGAGTAGCATCAATGAATAAAGATTTAAGTTTGTATATTTCGCCCTCTATGGCATAACCCATCTCATCTGAGATGTTTCCTTTACGAATTAACTTACAAAGGTTATCGTATCTTTTATAAATGTCATCAATCATTTTAGAACCTTTGACATCCATTATTTTTGCCTGATCATTTGCAGCTAATGTTACAGCTGAAATCTCAAACAATTTTACCTCTTTTAGTTCTCTGTAATCACCCCTATCCTCTTTTTGAATAGGCAATATTCCAACAGAGTTTTCAGTAATTACACCACTTTTCATTAGTTCAATTACATCTTTTCCTAATTGAGTTTTAGGTATTTCAGCAACAAATACTAAACCTTTATCATCCTCATACAACTCATTCATCTTACCAATTGGTTGCATCATATTATGTTGATACAAGTATTTTACTCTGTTGCCATTTTCCTTTATTGTTTTTTGATATGCACCTTTAGCAATGACATCATTGTCCGAATCCTTATTGCCAAAATAAGAACCATAACCTTTTACGATTGAGTTCTTTTCATCATAATCAGACAACTCACCAAGTGGTGCTGCTTTGTAAATAAAATCCATAACTAAATTTTTTGTAAAATTACTAAATTATTTACTAACCATTTTTTAGATAGGTTTCAATATTATCGGCATACCATATTGCAAAAAATACAGCAATATCAAGTATTATATCTTTATACATAGATTTCATAGATTCATAATTAAATGCATCTTGATATGGTATGTTTCCAGTTTCGGCAATTATGTTTACTGTTTTATTATATTCCTTTTCATAATATCTTTGAGTTTTAGGAATAGTTTTGTTTTCAGCTTTTGTTCTTTGATTATCAAATTCATCCTTATATCCACTTTCATCTAATGTCCCTTGGTTTGGATGTGGTGCAATGGTACATCTACAATTAATAATGTTCTTAGCACTACCATCACCAGGTTGAAACATTTGATCACCCTCTAATAAATAATAATCATTGTAAGGAATAGTTTTAGGTTCAAAGTTTTTATGCCATTCTCTTTCATTTGCCAATGTGTTATGAATCCAAGTTTTATCCATTTCATTAGAATCAAAAACACTTTTTGCACTTTGCATTGTTGCATAGTTTGCTGATCTGTTTGATTCAGTTCTAACTAATCTCTCAGCTTGGAATCTTGAGTATTTTTTATATTGCCCTCTTAATATTCTAGCTTTTTGATCAACACCCATAACAGCAAAATCAGGATCACGAAATAGCTTTTCAGCAACCTTTACTAATGTTTGTTTCGCTGTATTAGAAACATTTACAATATTGGCATCAACAATTGCTAATGAATATTGATTAAATATTTCCCTCCATAAATCTTTTGAAATCTTGTTTGGCATTATTCATTTTCTATTTGCTTTAATTTTCTTTCAGCATAATTTAACATTGCCTCACCACCCCATCCTAAATATGCAACATAACCTTTGTCTTTCCATGGTGTATCTTGAAAATCAGGATTTATCTTATTATATCCACCACCTTTTGTTCTAGATAAGAAACTAAAAGTTCTTTTTAATGTTGATAAAGATAATTTTTCTCTAGCAATCAATTGATTCATTCTAGCTAATCCTACATTAGTCATACCATCAACCTCATCTCTACCATATTTATCAATCCAGTTTTTTACTCTTTTAGCATTGTTAGTTGCAGTTTGTGGATAGTCATCATATCCCTCAGCTTTGTTTTCATTCTTAGAACTCATTGGATGTCCCTCAGGTAATAAATCAGTATCATGTTTCCCTGATCTGAATTTACCATTTCTTAATGCATACAAATAAGAATTTACCCTTGCATATGCCCATTGATCCTCACTAGATACACTTGGTCGCACACTTTGTGGGTTTGTTCTATATGCACCAACACCTCTTTTAAATACAACTTTTAATGTTCTTAATGATGTTTTTTTTGATGGTGATGTTACTGATGCATTGTGATCATCAGCTTTTTTTTTTAATGCCTTTTCAACTCTAGCACTAAATTCATTCTTTTTATCCTCATCCTCATCATTGTATCTTTTCTTTGCATCCATATATTCCTCATGTGTTGGGAATGGCATATAGAATGTTTGACCATCTATTGTATGAGAATGTGATCCCTCACCACCCATTTCTCTTGCTCTCTCCTCAGCTTCCTCTCTAGTTGTAAAATTATCAGGCATACCAACAACCTCATACTTTACTTGCATTTTATCAATATCATCATTTGGTGGTTGTGGTTCAGGCATTTCAACATCACCACCACTAATTGGTAATAAGTTAGCTGGAACATAAAAATCATTCAATGCCTCATTCTCTTCCTCTGCATAACTCATCGATGCCCTTTTTTCATTTGGTGTGATCCACCATGCCTGGGACATTTGAGCAACCACTTTATCCATTTCCTCTTGTAGTTCAGGAATAACAGAAAAGTCAAAATCAATATAAATCTTTTCACCAAATTTAGGTGATAACCATCTATTTAACTCATCTCTAATTTTAAGCATTTCAGGTATTACAGCATTTTGATATAATGCTTTCTTTGCCTCTTTAACATTGTTATATGTGCTAGATTCAGTATTGTTAAGTAATACAGCTGGAACATTAAACACATTACAAAGATCTTTTACCGATGCATTATATTGTTCTATTAATGATAGATCAGCTGCCGATAAACCAAAGTTTACCCAACTAAGTTTTTTAGGTGTAATGATTACATCACCAGCATTATTACTTGATTGATAATTAGATTTAAATTTATCTTTTAATTGTTGTGCTTGGACCTCATTAAGATCACCCTCATCACTCATTAAAACACCCCTAGCCATTTGATTCTGTAAATATTTAACACCAGTAACAGCTGCCTCATTATTTGTGGTCATTGCTCTAAAACCAGCTTTAAGTGGTGATTGACCATAAAGATGTGAACCACTACCATCATAATAAGGTTGGAAATCTTTAATATGGCATATTTGATCAGCTGGAATTGAATATTGACCATTGTACTCAACTCTATATTCTTTGACTGGTTCTAATATTCCACCACTTACAACCTCCATTATTTGTGATGGCATAACATATAATTCTTTATATTTTCCAACATTATCACCAGTATCAGGTGCAATGCCATAGATATATCTATTGCCTGTAAGTTTACCAAATGCAACAACCTCACTAATCCATGATGCATAAGATTGTGCTGGATTTGGTCGATCTAATAATTCATGCAAATCAGTATGTTCTAGTTCAATCAATGCGTGTTTTTTAAGCATGTTAGCTTTATGAATAATAGTTCCATCGATCATCCCACTAGTCATGGCTTTATATCTTTTCAATTCATTATCACTTCTTTTTTCATAAATATGTAGTGGAACTGATGATGCTGCTTTAGCTATTAGATTAATTATTGAATAAACAGTTGAGTTTTTTCTGTAACCCTCATTGATATAATTATCATCATTTTCAGGATTAAATATAACACTTTGACCTAAATAATTATAGATTGCTCTGTTATATTCCTTGGCTGTTTGTTGTGTGTTTTTTATTATTAGATTTTTAAACCTATCAAAGAATGATGCCATTAATATATAATTTTTTGTAAAAATACAAAATATTAAATTTCTTTTTTATATAACAAAAAAGTCATTTCTATTTTTCCATCTAGAATAAGTGGCATATCTAATTGAATCCATTAGGTGATCACTACCACCCCTTGGTTTGTTTATGATTGTGCCATCTTTTAGTTGTTCATATAAATATGCTTGTTGCTCTTTTTGTATGTTTTTAGATTCATGACTTACATAAATGTCATATTCTTTTAGTAATGATATTCCAGCATTTATTGATCCTGGTCCCTTTACAGCTGGTTTGGCTAATATATCCATTTGCCTTAATTCCTCAATACTCTTTGGCTCGGCACTATCACAATACATTAACATTTCACTTAATTTATTTTCTTTTAAAAAGTTTGCAATATCTCTATTGGTCATTCCCTTTTTATACATAAGTTCATGAATATATAATTTATCATTTTGTTTACCCACCATACATATTGCTAGATTATCCATTGAGAATCCAAAATCACATCCTAATATCACATCATCTAATTCAGGAAACTCATTGTGTGGAATATAATTCCAATTCCTAAATATTTGCCTTTCACTAAATACTGCCCTTTGTCCCTCACCATACACTCGCCAATAATCAGGATCACGATCTTTTAATCTCTCAATTTCTTTTATTAATTCTTTTGGTAAAAACTTATTGTCTTTGTAAGTTGATAAAAACAAATCAACATCATCTCTTTCAGTTAAATCATAAATCCAATGAATAGGATCAGATGGATTAAAATCAATAATAATGTTGTTTCTAGTTCTCATTGCCAATTGCCTATATTCCTCTAATAATAATTCATTGCCCTCATTGAGCCATGCAATGTCCCTGGCTGAACCTCTAATCTTTTGTGAATCATCGGCACTGAAGAACTCTAATGTATGCCCATTATAACTAAATGTGTTTTCAGCTTTATTAAACACCCCATCCCAATAAATACCAATGTCTTTGGATATGTTTAGAAAATCCCTTAGAACTGATCTTTTTAATGCTGGTAATGTTTTTCTAATAACACTTATAACTAATGGTTCTTTGGTTATTGTCATTAGATATAAAAGATATTGCATAATGGAATAAGTTTTTCCTGATCTTGATCCACCCTGAAATATTTTTAATCTTTGATTTGATTGTAATGCCTCATAGAACTGTTTGTTGCAATATTGTTCTATTTTTTGTCTTTGGCTGGTTTCCATTCAATTAGTTTGCTTTTGACATCGGCATCATGTTTAATTTCTTGCCTTTCAACATACCCTCTTTTTTTGCCTTTAGTTTTGCAATAAAATATAATACTAGTAGTGTCCCCATCTTTTATTTTTTCATGTAGTTTACTTTCAACAAAATCCAATGTTTGATCATTAACATCATCAGCTGCCTTTTTAAAATCTTTATCATTATTATACCAATTATAATAAGTTGCTCTAGCAACCCCAGCTTGTTTACATGCAGTTGTAACAATACCTAAATTATTTTCCAATGCCGATATTAGTTTCTTTTTTATAGTGTCTAATTTGTCCATTTTCATATTGCAAAAATAAATAAAAATAAACTCTATTTGTTTTTTTTAAATATGTGCAAATATAAATCCCATATTTTATCTGATGCTAAAGATTGGTTTTTATATGTTAATGGTGATCTAGTCATTTGACCATTATTATTAACCTCAATATAACATTCTTTTCTATTTTGAATTGGTACTATATAAATTTTAATATTGTTTGCTAAACACCAGGATTGTGCTTCAAAGTAGATATTCATTCTATGCCTTTATAAATAAGTTTTAAATCTTCATGTTGTTTTTTCATATTATCTATATGCAATGCAAATCCAAGCAGCAAATAATTAATAGCATCAGCATATCTTGATGCAATAGGTTCTGCTTGATGCATGTCAGGATTACCAGCATGACTTAATATAGCTTGTATATGTTTATCTAAAAACACACCCCAAACCTCACTAGGTTGTAGCTTTAATCTTTTTGCTGTTGATTTAAAATTATGTAATATATCAACATTTTTATTTGTGTACTCAGGTTGTTTAGCATCCATAATTTTTTGGCAACTATCTAACAACTCTTTTTTAATTTTATTATATTCTTGTTTGTCCATAATTAAAATAATTCTGTTTGATTTATATTTTCTTTTCGTTTTATACCCATAACAATATCTAATATTGTTTTACCAGCTTGATAATCAACTAGGTTTCTAGCAATTTTTTGAACACTTTGTTTGCCTTTATATAATCTAAAGTTATAATCATGAAATTCACACCATTTATCAACTTCATTTTTTGATTCCATAATATTACATTTTCTTTCATTTAAATTATTAGGTAATGTAAAGTTTGTCCAATATAAATGCCTACCTTTTTTTTGAGCTGAAATCAATGGCTCATAATATGGAATTACATTTTCAACAACAAATTTTCCTTTGAACCATTTTTGTAAAAACAAAATTTCTTGATACAATTTCATATCAGGATAAACTGGTTTTGTTGTGTTTCTCCTAGCAAATCTTGATCTACTATGGGTTGGGCATGGTGGGGATGACCATATAAAATCAAATTCTTTATAATGATCTAATAAATATTGATGTGCATCAGTAACAATAACTTTATCATTTGTAAATCTTTGTTGGTATAATTTAGCTAGTTCCTCATCCCATTCAACAGCTGTGATTTCATGTTCATCACCCCATTTGTATCTATTGCCACCTAAACAAGCATATAAGTTTAAAATTTTCATAATTAAAAAGGTAAATTATCATCTTTGATTATTGTTATGCCTTTGTCATTCATTGTAACTTCTTTATATACACCACCATTTTTAAAATCAGGTGCAATTTCAAAACTACCTAATTGACCATTGGCTTTTCTTTTTATCTTTTCTATAAACATAGTAACACTATCACTACCAAATTTTGTTTTTTGTCCTATGTTTCTATGGCAAATAATACCATTGTAAGTTTTATTAAAAAAATCAGATGATCCACTAATATCATACATTGTAACTTTTTTGTATTGACCACCCTCACTTTCAATTTTTCTTGGATGTGCGACTAAAAACACATGAGTATTTGTTTGTTGGCAAAATTGTGTGATATGTGATAATTCCTTACCTACATAACTAAAATCCTTTTGTGCTGAATGATCTAACATATTCCATGGATCTATAACACAAATATTAACACCCTTTTGAAATACTAATTGCCTAAATTGGTCCAGGATGCCTTTTAATGTAAGATTTTCTAAATCTATTTTTATCCAATAAAAATGTTCCTCTATAAAGTTTTTAACCTCATTTAAATCATCAATATTACAGCTTTTACCTTTTAATTTATCAGCTATTCTCTTAATATGTCCCTCATAAGGAAATGACTCAGGTGAGAACATTGCACATCTAAAATCATGATTGATGGCAACATTACATAATACTTGATCTAAAATATCCGATTTACCACTATTTGGTATTCCTGAAACTATTGACCATTCACCAAATTGTAATTTAAAGAACTCATTAGAACCTGGTAATCCAATATCAAAGTTTTCAATACCATTTTCATTATAGCTTAAAACATTTTGCCATATATTGTCAATATTAATTACACCCTCTAATGGAAAATCCTTAGCATCTTTTATAATGTTTCTAAGGGTTTCACTACCTTTTTCAATTAAAACCTCATTAGCATCATTAAAATCACCAAAATCAACATATTTACATCTATATGTACCTAATCTTCTAGCTAGTTCATTTCTTAATGCTAATCCAGCATCATCATTATCAGTACAAAGTATGATCTCTTTTTTGTTTTCAAAATATTCATAACAATTATCTAAATAATCTAATCTTTGATTGCCTTTACTTGCACCATTTGGAACACTACAAACACTATACAATCCACTCTCATGTAATGATAATGCATCCATTTCACCCTCAACTATATAACATTTTTCAACATCTTTTATATTATTTAATCCATAGAAAATTAATTCAGCACCACTAACCAATTTAAAGTTTTTTTCACCATCTCTATACTTTACATTTACAATTTGATTATCCCTGTAATAATTAAAGTTTATACACCGCCTTTTAGCTTGAACTTGAGGCATATATTCAACAGATTCACCTATTTTATAATGTGCCAATGTAGGTTCAGTAATATTTCTATTTCCAAACCATTTAATTACTCTTTCAGTTAGATTGATATTTATTTTTGGTGGTAGAGTATATTCAACTTTTGGTTTAAATTTCACATTACCATTCCAACCACAATGATGGCAATTATATAAACCCTCATCAATGTTTACCGATAAACATAAATCATTTTTATTTCTACGATTGTGTGAACATTTAGGGCATTTTGTTTTTGTATTGCCTTTTGTAGTTTTTAATACAATACCTAAATCTTGTAAATCTCTCATGTAATTCATAAATATTTTTTTAAATATAAAAATTTATTTTAAATATCTAAGTCATTTATGCACAATAAACTTTCTTTTTCAACAACATAGGATAAAACTCTAGTTTGTCTTAGGTTTGATTTGTTAAACACCATTTTATTAGTAGCAAACCCCTCAAATCTATATCTTGGGTATATACAACTAAATAAAGCAAATAAATTACATTCGCTTTTAGCATATTCAGGAATCATTAAAGGATGATCAGGATTGCTATTAACTTTTACATCAACAGTCATATTTATCCATTGAGCATCATAATAATCAGTTCCAAGTTTTTTTGATGTATTATGAATTTTAAAATCAGGAAATAAATTTAATTCTCGACAAAAAATAAATTCACCACCAAAACCCATGATGTTTAATTCTACTTTTGATTGTTTGTTAACAGTTCTATAACCATCCCAGCCAGTAACTTTTTTATTAATATGCCTTTGTTCTGCTGCAAGTTCAACAATCTTTTGTTCATATTGATCTAGCTTATATACTTTTCCTTTAGTCATTTTTTAAATATTTTATAACTTGTAAGATTTCATTCCCACTAAGTATTTGTGTTAAATTATATTGATTTAGTTTAGTCAATTTTGTTATTGCACCTAGTTTTTGTTTGCCATCAACATCATCATAAAGTTTAAATTCTATTAAATCTTTTATCTTTTTATATGCAACTGGTTTGTGATCATCTTTATAAATAGCATAAAACCTATCAATCCATTTATCACCATTTTTATCATTATTTCTAAGTTTAGGTAAACTAAGAAATTGTGTTTTCCAAAATTCTTTTTGCCTTATGTGTTGAACTATTTGATAAACCTCTCTTAAATCATATTTTTCAATTCTTTGTAACTGATCCAATATAGTTAACCATTTATCTTTTTGATCTTTTGTTTTTGGTTGGAACCTCTTATCAAATAATTTTATAAAGTGAGGCAAAACATCATCTATATTAGTATTTCTTATTGTATTACTATTATTATTAGTATTACTTTGTGTTGGATTTTCCGACATCGGTTTTTTCCGACATCGGTTTTTCCCACTTGGGACATCATTTAAAATATAATTATAACCTTTAAATTTTCCTTTATTTAAAACTTTTTCTCTAATTAAAAAACCCACCTCTATTAATTCATTTATCTTAGTTCTAATTCCATCTCTACCCTCTTTAAAATGCCCTGAAATAAATTCAATAGTTATTTCTTGATCCGATTTATGACTAAACAACCAACAATATAATCCAGTAGCACCCATTGAAATACCTTTGTGCCTAAATATGTAGTTAGGAATAGTGGTAAACCTGTCAAACTTTTGAGGTTTTATAATTAGATTGTATTTCATAAAATGTTATAACTCATCAACTAAACCCATAACCCTATCACAAAAATATCTTAGTTCATTGTAAACAGATGAAAATTGTTCATGGGTCATAGATTTTTCCTCATATAAATGCCAAAGCAAATCAATTAGCATATTAAATTCATTTTCAGTTGCCTCACCAACATAAGTATAATTTATTTTAAAATCATCAGAGCATGTAGTGGTCCACCTAACCTTTTGTGTGGGTTCATGAAAATATATTGATCTTGATTTACTATTAGACATATTTGAAGTATTTATCAATGATTTCTTTACATTCATCAAAACTATTGGACCAATACACATCCCAGTTTGCATTTTTAAGCATGTCTAACCATAGTTTTTGATTTTCTGTTGGTTTGTTATACCCGGCTTTTAATTCGATCGCTAAACCCCCTTTAAATTGATTTGGTGTAAAAACCATAACATCAGGCACTCCAGCTTTAGTTCCTAAGTATTTTAATTTAAATTGTTCAAACTTTGTTCTTTTACCCTCATTGGGTATGTGTGTAAACAATGCTGTTGGATATTGTATGCTTAAATATTTCATTACATTGTGTTGTAATATATCCTCTTTACCTAAATATTTATAATAAGGGTTAGCCAAGTTGTAAATTTATTTACAAAATTAAATAAAATTTATTCTAAATCAGCTAAAAGATATATTGTTTCCTCTAATTCTTTAATTTTTGCTCTTAATTGATCATTCTCTAATAACAATAAATTATAATCCCTTACTAATCTTTGAATAGTCATTGTTTCATCTTTAATACACATATCAGGATTAAATTTACTGATTAATTTATTATACTTTTTTAAACTTATCTCATCATGTTTTACCATATATGGTAGTTCTTTTAAACTATGTAATACTGTGGCATGATTTTTATTCATGGTTTTAGCTATCTTACTAAAAGAAAAACCACCAAATTCTCTACATAAGTAATAATAACATGCCCTAGCAAATACATATTCAAATTTTCTTGTTTTAGTTGATATATCAAAACCAAAATACCTTTCAACTATTTTTCTATATTTTTCCATTATTTACAAATTAAATATGAGCCATCATCACAAATAGTTTCATGATGAAAAAGTTTTGTTTTACCAAATATGAAATATTGTTTATAATCCTCAAATGCCTGTTGCCATAATTTTCTACCTAATTGTATAAAATCATCATCTAAAGTATGCACCACAACTGTATAGGGATGATTTACCTCACAACAAATAAATTTAAATTCATTTATTTCTAGCATGTCCATGTAAAATGCAGCTTGTAGATGATAATTATATTTATAAACAGCTGATCTAAAACCTTTTGGTGATGCATCCTGAGTTGTTTTAACATCACCAATAAAATCTTGAACATGATTCATAATATCAGGTCGTACTCTAATTGGCACATTATCATAAGAACCATAATGTGATAATTCAATTTCACCTTTGCAATATTGTTGTGCTAATTTATTTTTTTTAAAATTATCTAATATTGATTTTATTCTTTTGTGATCATAATAATACAAACATATTTTGACTTTTGATTTTTCCTCTGCCTCAATTTTTAGTTGTTTGTTTTCCTTTTTTCTAAGATCACCAATCTCAGGCATTGGATAATATATATCATAAAATGTATCAGGTTCTAATATTGCAGCATGAACTG